AGCCGGATCTACGGCATACCTTACCAACCCAGTGAACTGCCCAAGTTGCTGGCCCAGCGCCAAGAAATAGATCGTCAGTTGGCCTTGTTGAAGCAAGGCAAACAAGTGGCCAAACAACGTAGACAAGCCAAGTTGGCACCTACTCCGGCAGGCACTGACGAATATTGGCGGACACATGCTCTCCCTACAGATCGTATTAAACCTGCAACCAAAACCTTGGAAGCCATAGAAGAAGATTTGAAAAAATGGTTCAAGGAAAAGTGGGTGCGCTTTGGTCCCGACGGCAAGATCCGTGGTGACTGTGCTAGAGGATCAAGTAGTGAAGGCAAACCCAAGTGCTTGCCACAAAGCAAGGCACAGGCCCTGGGAAAGAAGGGTCGTGCTTCGGCAGCTGCCAAGAAGCGTAGAGAAGATCCCAATCCTGAACGTAGAGGCCCGGCCAAGAATGTGGCCACAAAAGTTCGAGAACAAGAGCTTGATGAAAAACAAGATGCCTGTTATAGTAAAGTAAAAAGTCGTTACAAGGTCTGGCCGTCGGCCTATGCATCAGGTGCGCTGGTGCAATGTCGTAAGAAAGGTGCCGCCAACTGGGGCAATAAGAAAAAATGAGAGACTTAATTAACTTAGTTGAAGCGGTACAGTCAGGTTGTCCTCCAGCCACGCAAAGCATTGAGCTCAACTTGAAGAATCGACAAAAAGCCATAGATGAATATGACTATGGTCCATTAAATCCCAATGAGCCCAACGACGAATACTGGCAAAAGATCGCCAACGAGTGGAACACCACACCTGAAGAAGCAAAGTCAGCAAGATGTGGCAACTGTGCGGCCTTTGACATCACAGAAAAAATGCAGGCATGTATTGCAAAAGGCATTGGAAGCGAACCCGGTTCTGATCCCGCAAGCACCATAGATGCTGGTACACTTGGCTATTGTAAATTCCTCAAGTTCAAGTGTGCAGCCAAGAGAACGTGTTCGGCTTGGGTAGAAGGCGGTCCTATCAGTGAAGACATGTTGGCCGAACTTAGTTTCTTAGGTAGCGAATGCACCAAAGACTGTTCTGGTCACCGTGCCGGTTATGCCTGGAGCCAAAGCAAGGGTGGTCGTGTGGCACAAAGTCCATTTAGCCCTAGTTTCAACAAAGGCAGTCAACTACACGTGGACGGCAAATGAACCATTATCCAATTTATCCTGAGGACGACGGCAGTGATACTCCTAGACTTCCTTACGCACCAGCCTGACTTAGACGAGTCAAGTGGTAGCAGTCTATCAGGCAGCATGACACGTGACCTCACTGCCAGCAAGATCTGGTTGCTGTCAGAACTAGAACGCATACAACAAGATTTTAGTGCAGTCTACATACTGGGTTCCTGGTACGGCAACCTGGCCTTGTATATGAAATTACAACCTGACATCACAGCAGACAAAATCATCTTGGTAGAAAAAAACAAAGAGTTTTTGACAACCAGTCGTAAGTTATTGGATCTAGCTGGCGCTGACAATGTGGAATACATGCTGGCCGATGCCAACCGACTTGATTACAGACAGCTAGGTAGTTCTGGTGTTGTGGTCAATGCTAGCCTTACTAACATGCCAGGCCGAGCATGGTTCCTAAACATTCCCGACGGAACCTTGGTGGTGCTTCAAGGACGTGATCATGATCCCAACACAAATTTTGAAAGTACCCAGAGCATCATAGACCGTTTTCCTTTGAGTGAAGTCATGTATCACGGTCGCATGCAGTTACGTGATCCTGAAACCGAATACACTCGTTACATGGTGATTGGACGCAAATAAAAGAATACCCTTAGGACCGCACTAGTTGCGAGGGTGCCCGGCTGCTGGGCTAGGTTAACGATTCGCTACCGTGACCCTTAAAGTGAGCTAATTACGTGCATGACATCAAGTTCACACATGCTAGTGGCCGGTTGCAGTCACACTGCCGGAGTAGGTGTAGATATCAATCGTAGCTGGGCCAATGTGTTGAGTCGGCAATTGAACCTTAATCTAACGAATCTAGCACGTGGTAGTGCCTGTGCTCGATACGTTGCGGATGTGTTGATTGACTATCTGGCTGAGGCTCCGACCCAACCCACATTGGTTGTTGTACAATGGCCCAATCCTTATCGTAGCATGAAGTTGATCAATCAACAACCACATTTCTACAATGTCAATGCTATGGATGAGAATTTTTCCCAAAGATTACGAATGTGTCCTGAAAGTTTTATCTCTGAATGGCGCCAGGCAGTGATCGATTTGAATCGACGGTGCCAGCCCGCGTTGATAAACATCTGTTTGGAGAGCATGGACAGCGACGTGGCCGGACCGGCACAAGATCTATTGGAACTGGGAATCAAAGTGCATTTGGACGAAAAACAGCCAGGGCTGACCTGGCATTTCGATTCAGCAGCCACAGACAACATGCATCATTCTGAACAATGTCACCAGAAATGGGCGGATCGCATATTGACCTTGGTTAAAAATACTGTATAATACTAGTACAAGGAGAAACACATGTCAAACAATCGCGTATTTTCAGCAGATCAAACCAAAAAACTCAATCAGGTAATCAACGAAGGCATGACTGTCATGCACGAAATTGAAACGCTCACAGGCGGACTCAATGACACTGTCAAGGCCATTGCCGAAGAGTTAGATATCAAACCCAATGTGCTAAAAAAAGCCATCCGCTTGGCACACAAGAGTGAGTTTGGTCGCGAGCAACAGGATCACGAGTTGCTGGAACAAATCTTGACCACTGTGGGCAAGACCTTATAAGTACTGTTTTAACAACAGCGAGTCGTTCACGTCACGAACATGAATCATGGTCAACCGGCCATAAACGGAGAAAAATTTGAGTTATATTGATGCACTATTTGATCGTGAACACGATCGCATACATGTAGTTGAACGCAGAGATGGCGAACGTCGCTATCAAGAATACGCACCCAACTACACATTCTACTATGATGACCCTCGTGGTAAATTTACTAGCCTATTCGGCACGCCAGTCAGCCGCTTTTCGACTCGCAACAACAAAGAGTTCCGCAAAGAGATCCGCATACAGTCAGGCAAGCAACTGTATGAATCGGACATCAATCCCATATTCCGTTGCCTGGAAGAAAACTACAAGGGCCAAGACGGTCCTAAACTAAATGTAGCGTTCTTTGACATTGAAGTGGACTTCGACCCAGAACGTGGCTTCAGCCCAACAACAGATCCATTCAATGCCATCACTGCTATCTCAGTTTATCTGCAATGGCTAGATCAAATGGTCACCTTGGTTGTTCCTCCCCGGCACATGAGTCGTGCTACCGCAGATGAGATTGCCGGAGAGTTTGAAAACTGCATTGTGTTTGATCGCGAAGAAGAAATGTTAAAAACGTTCTTGGATCTGATCGAAGACGCAGATGCACTGTCAGGTTGGAACAGTGAGGGTTATGATATACCCTACACAGTAAATCGTGTTACCCGTGTGCTCAGCAAAGATGACACACGTAGATTTTGTTTATGGAATCAATATCCTAAAAAGCGTACATTTGAACGCTTTGGTGCAGAGAATGAAACATATGACTTGATCGGTCGTGTGCATATGGACTATATGCAACTGTATCGCAAGTACACATACGAAGAACGTCACAGTTATAGCCTGGATGCCATTGCCGAATATGAACTACAAGAAACCAAGACAGTGTTTGAAGGCACACTGGATCAATTGTACAATCAAAACTTCAAACGGTTTATCGAGTACAACAGACAGGACACAATGATCCTGGCCAAGCTGGACAAGAAACTAAAGTTTTTGGATCTTGCCAACACCTTGGCACATGAGAACACTGTGTTGTTGCAGACCACCATGGGTGCTGTGGCCGTGACAGAACAGGCCATTATCAACGAAGCACACGAGCGTGGCATGGTTGTGCCAAATCGCAAAGAACGTTACAGTGATGAGGATACGCAGGCCGCTGGGGCTTATGTTGCATTTCCAAAGAAAGGCATCCACGAGTATGTAGGCAGTATAGACATCAACAGTTTGTATCCGTCGGCCATCCGTGCGCTCAACATGGGACCAGAAACCATCGTCGGACAACTAAGACCTGTAATGACCGAACGATATATCAGTGATAAGATACGCAGTGGTTCGAGCTTTGCCGGCGCATGGGAGGGTCTATTTGGCAGTCTAGAATACACGGCTGTGATGAATACCGAACCGGGCACAGAAATTACCATTGATTGGAATGATGGCGAAGAGAGTGTACACAGTGCCGCTGATGTATGGAAAATAATTTTTGATAGCAACCGCCCTTGGATGATCACAGCCAATGGCACTATTTTTACTTACGAGAAGGAAGCAGTTATTCCTGGCTTGTTAAAACGCTGGTATGCCGAGCGTAAAGAAATGCAGGCCCGACTTAAAGAGTGTAAAAATGCAGAAGATGAAGAGTATTGGGATAAAAGACAACTGGTTAAAAAAATTAATCTCAACAGTTTGTATGGTGCTATTCTTAATCCTGGTTGCAGGTTCTTTGACAAGCGTATTGGCCAATCCACAACTCTTACTGGTCGTGCCATTGCCCGTCACATGGATGCTTATGTAAATGAATGTATCACTGGCAAATATGATCATGTAGGTGAAGCAATCATCTACGGTGACACAGACTCATGTTATTTCTCCGCGTATCCAGTGTTGCAAAAAGAAATAGAAGCCGGCAACATGACATGGAGTCGTGAAATTGCTGTACAACTGTACAACAGTGTTGCTGATCAAGTTAACGAATCGTTTCCTGGCTTTATGGAACAGGCATTCCACGTGCCACGTGAAATGGGCGATGTGATCCGAGGTGGTCGAGAGATTGTGGCCAGCAAAGGTTTGTTTATTACCAAGAAGCGGTATGCTGTCATGTATTACGACAAAGAGAACAAGCGTGTGGACACACACGGAAGTCCTGGCAAGGTAAAAGCCATGGGTCTCGATCTCAAGCGCAGTGACACTCCTAAAGTCATCCAGGAGTTCTTAAGCCAAATTCTCGACGAGGTTCTAATTGGCACCAGTCGTGAGCAGATCATTGAAAAGATTCGCGAGTTCAAGTACAAGTTCAAAGAGCGTCCAGGTTGGGAGAAGGGCAGTCCCAAGCGTGTAAACAACTTGACCAAGTATGCCAAGGAAGAAGAACGACAGGGCCGAGCCAACATGCCAGGCCATGTGCGTGCGGCCATCAACTGGAACAATCTACGCAGAATGAATTCAGACAAGTACAGCATGCAGATTGTTGATGGCATGAAGACCATTGTGTGCAAGTTGAAATCCAATCCCTTGGGCTGGACCAGCATAGGGTATCCCACAGACGAGATCCATTTGCCAACCTGGTTCAAGGAACTACCCTTTGACGATGCAGAGATGGAAACTACTGTGGTGGATCAAAAGCTAGACAATCTGTTGGGCGTATTGGATTGGGATCTCAAATCTGCTACCAACACAGAAAATACCTTCCAAACTTTGTTTGAGTGGTAGTATGAAACTGAGCCAACTGGTCGATCTCTACAACGGTTTGTCAACATTAGGTTGGGCCGATGTCAAAATGCAGGCCGACGAACAGGCACAAAAAATCATACACCAACTTGACCGGGGTGCTGATCCTGTGTTGGACAATTTGCAACAGGCGCAACATAATGTTCATGTGTTACAAGAAACTTTTGACCGACTGGAAACAGATCTTGATCAAGTAAAAGACAAAGTCAAGCAGTTGATCTCACAACAAGAACCTGCATGGTTGCAGAAAAGTTATGCGTTCTACGAAATGACTCTTAAAAATGGTGACGCACAAAGACCCGAAGCAGTGACTTATAATCGCAACCGCAGGGTATTGATCAGTCCAGAAACCGAATCCTTGTTGTGTGCTCGAGTCAGGAGATACAACAGCTGGCAGTATCCGGCCATGATCATACACCCCATGAACGAGCCATTTATACACGAACTGGTGGGCTGTGATCCGTTGTATCTAGTAGACGAAAGTCCGTATCTTATAGAACCTGTGCTTGAGCAGTTCAATCCAGTGTATCAACAAAGATTGCGTTGTTATCACATCCAAGAAAGTTTTGATTATCCAATCTTGGACAAACTGCCAAATGATCAATTTGGATTTTGTTTGGCTTACAATTATCTAAACTTTAGACCATTTGAAATAATCAAGAAATATCTCAATGAGGTCATGCAAAAACTGCGTCCCGGCGGAGTTTTTGCGTTCACGTTTAACGACTGCGACAGATCCAAGGCCATAGTTTTGGTGGAACAGAACTTTGGTTGCTACACACCAAGTTATCTGGTAGAGCAATTGGCCGAGACCATGGGCTTTGAAATCATTTTCAAATGGAACGATGGAGGACCCAGTACCTGGATCGAACTTAAACGTCCTGGTCAATTAAAAACTCTGCGTGGTGGTCAGAACCTGGCAAAAATACTGCCAAAACCCATTGCAGAATCTAAATAAACCCAGTATAATCAACACAAGGAGAATTACATGAAAGATCATTTATTAGACTTAGTAGAACACACACTCAAACTGGGCTGTATTGACCTGGTCAAGATTACCGGTGACGACAAATCAACTGTGATCAATGGTATCGCCGAAGATCGAAGCGTGGTAGTAGAAGGGGCCTATCATGCACCAGTGGCTGACTTTATTGGCAACTTTGGCATGCCTAACTTGAGCAAACTGCGTATCTTGTTGGGCTTGAATGAGTATCAAGAAAATGCCAAACTCACAATCACACGAAAAGACACAGGTGCTCCTGACGGTATCAACTTTGAAAATGCCGCTGGCGACTTCAAGAACAACTACAGATTCATGGCCAGTGAAATTGTAAACGAAAAGCTCAAGACTGTGAAATTCAAAGGTGTCAGCTGGCACATTGAGTTTACACCCACAGTGGCCGCTATCCAGCGACTCAAGATGCAGGCACAGGCCAATGCTGAAGAAGTCAACTTTACTGCCAAAACTGACGGCGGTGATCTTAAATTTAGCTTTGGTGATCATTCAACACACTCGGGTAACTTTGTGTTCCATCCAGGTGTAACAGGCACACTCAAACGTGCCTGGGCTTGGCCAATCGCAACTGTGATCAGTATTCTTGATTTAACTGGTGACAAGACCTTCCGCATCAGTGATGATGGAGCTGCACAGATCACCGTGGATTCAGGCCTGGCTGTTTACCATTATATCCTTCCAGCACAAAGCAAGTGACCCAAGACAATCTCACTGCCAAGCAGTCAGACTATGCAGTATTCCTGCCGGCCATTTCGGGATTCTATGCCACATTCGTAGGCAAGCAACGTGATCCTGTGAATGGTCCTTATGTGGACCCAGCACGCATGCCTGCGGGCCTCCAGGACATGGAACAGATGAACTGGCTCAACAGCTCCAAAGGTCTATTTCCTTACCGGTGGAGTTTATATTCAGGTGGTCATGCCAACTTGGATTTGAACAAGCAAGACTGGTCCGAAGACATGGTGCGTAACCGTGAGCCTGGCACACTGATGCTGGGTGATTCAGGTGGATTCCAGATTGCCAAGGGCCTGTGGGAAGGCGACTGGAAGGCCAACTCAGGTTGTCCCAAAGCACAAAAGAAACGTGAAATGGTTCTTAAATGGTTGGATAGTATTGCTGACTATGGCATGATCCTTGATATTCCGACTTGGGTCATACATGACAAGAAAGCCAGCGCCGCCTGTCAGATCACCACACTAGAAGAAGCTGTAGATGCTACCAAGTTCAACAACGACTACTTTATGAAGCATCGCAAAGGTGTCAAGAATGGCGGTGCTAAATTCTTGAATGTGCTACAAGGCGCCAATCATGCTGACGCCGATCGTTGGTATGATATCATGAAACACTACTGTGATCCTGCGGTATATCCCGACACTCACTTTGATGGTTGGTCAATGGGTGGTCAGAACATGTGTGATGTTCACTTGGTGTTGAAGCGCCTGGTGGCCTTGCGTCATGATGGACTCCTACAAGAAGGCATACATGATTGGATGCATTTCTTGGGTACCAGTAAGTTGGAGTGGGCAGTGTTACTCACAGATATCCAACGTGCTGTGCGTAAGTATGTGAATCCAAGTTTCACCATCAGCTTTGACTGTGCTAGTCCATTCTTGGCCACTGCCAACGGACAGGTATATCATCACATTGACTTGCCACACAATGACAAGTGGTGCTATAGAATGAGTCCTATTGTGGATGACAAGAAGTATGCCACAGACACACGCCAGTTTGGACCAGCAGTGTTGGCTGACGGCTTGATCAATCACTTTGATGAAAGTCCAATCAGTCAGCAACTACAGATGAAGGACATCTGTATCTACAAGCCCGGAGATCTCAACAAGATCGGCAAAGAAGGCAAGACCAGTTGGGACAGTTTCAGTTATGCATTGTTGATGGGGCACAATGTGTGGATGCACATCGAAGCAGTACAACGTGCCAACCGTGAATATGATGCAGGATCATGGCCTGCCATGATGTGGAATCAAAACGGTGACCATGCCCGATTCAAAGACATCGTTGATGCCATATTTGCCACTCCAGATCGTGAGGAAGCCGAAGCCATTATCGAACACTATGATCGCTACTGGATGGACATTGTGGGCACACGTGGATTCAAAGGCAAGAAAGCCAAAAACGCACACAGCCAATTCAATGCCTTGTTCGAAACAGTTGACGATTCGGCAGATGATAGTGTACAATTAGAACAAGACTTTAGCCCGGACCAACAGGCCCGATTAGATCAACTCGAACATGATCAGATACTATGAACCGAGAAGGCCATGAAGCAGTAAGTTTCTTTATTGGAACTGAAGTAGAACACTCACCAGCCTATGGTCTCCGGACCTTGTTTGTGGTGGGTGTGCAGGATCCACAGATCGTGCTACAGCAATTCAACAACAACGATTGCGAACACATTTACTTTGGTGCCAATCAGAGTTTTCCAGCATTAGACAAGAATGACGGGGATGGCTGGCGTGATTGGGAATGGATGATACGCAGTTGTCTGGAACAGATTCCCAACTACTGCACCCTGGATCTGGACGTGGCACAGGCCGAAGGCTTGTTGGAATCTAGCTTGGTAGAGTTTCATAATTTTGTTCCTATGATTTCGGTCAAACTGCCTTACATCCGACAGCTGGGCTACAATGCCACTCTCAAGCTGGATGACAAGGATTTCCGTGCAACCAATCCCGGAGTGTGGTGTCACAGCTTACACTCTCTACAAAAAAGATCAGTGTTTACTGACTGGTCTAAATATACTCAAGATGAGGTGCTCAAATGAATGACGTACAACAACAAGCCGAAGAACTGATTTACCGTGCCATGAACTTGCAGGAGTTTGTGGTCCTGCGTGAAGAAAACGACATGATCCTCAATGGCGTCATACGCTACGATATCCGACACAAACCGGGCACACCTTATCGTATCACTGTACCAGCTATGAGCCAGGCCGAAGCCGAGATTCGTGTGGATGAGTGGATCGCCGAAATGAGAAACGATGAGTAAAATTTTAGTTTGCGGAGCCGGAGGTTTTATCGGACATCATCTTGTGTCCAGCCTTAAAGCCAAAGGTCACTATGTGATAGGCGCAGATCTCAAACATCCTGAGTATTCGCCTACAGCCGCAGATGAATTCCACGTTGTGGATCTGCGTGAACAAAGCAAAGTAAGGCAACTGGTAAGCCCAGACATAGATACCATATATCAATTGGCCGCTGACATGGGCGGAGCAGGCTTTGTGTTTACTGGCGCCAACGACGCAGATATCATGCACAATTCGGTCCTGATCAATCTCAACATTGTTGAAACCATGGTCCAGCACGGAGTACAAAATGTTTTTTACACATCTAGTGCCTGCATCTATCCACAGCACATACAAACACAAGCCGAAGATCCTGGACTGCGAGAAGACACAGCTTATCCGGCCAATCCAGACAGTGACTATGGTTGGGAGAAATTGTTTAGTGAAAGACTGTATTTGGCCTGGGCCAGAAATCATGGTCTTAGAGTACGCATAGCAAGATTACACAATGTGTATGGCCCCCAGGGTGCATGGAACAATGGTCGAGAAAAAAGCGTAAGTGCCCTGTGTCGCAAAGTGGCAGAAAGCTCGGGCACGATTGAAGTCTGGGGCACTGGTGAACAAACCCGTAGTTTTCTCTATGTGGATGACTGTGTAGAAGGAATACAACGCATACAGGCCGGTGATTATAAATATCCTTTGAATCTGGGATCAGATCGCATGATCTCAATCAACCAGCTGGTGCAGTTAATAGCCCGCATTGCCGACAAGTCAATTGCTATAAATCATATTGCAGGACCTGTTGGAGTTATGGGTCGAAACAGCCACCAACAACTGATTCAACAAGAGTTAGGATGGTCACCCCGGGACAACTTGGAACATGGAGTGACTGAAACTTATCGTTGGATACAACAACAACTAGAACGGAGCACAACATGAATATAGGAATCTTAGGAGTAGGAAAACTGGGCCTGGTTTATGCCTTGAGTTTTGAACGCCATGGCATGACTGTGTGGGCCAGCAGTTACAAACAAGAGTATGTGGAAAGTCTGCAGGCCCGTGGCACTGATACGATCACTGAACCCTATGTGGCTGACCTGCTGACAGCCAGCAAAAATATTACATTTACAGTGGACAATCATGCAGTGATCTCCAATTGCGACATCATGTATGTGATGGTGGCCACACCCAGCTTGCCCAACGGTAGCTATGACACCACAGCCATACACGAAGTGGCCCGAGACATATTGAATCACCCAGGTCCGGTGGACAACAAGATCTTGGTAATTGGCAGCACTGTGAATCCTGGTGACTGCGCCGAATTCCAACGCACTGTTGCCCCAAGAAATGTGCATGTGGTATATTCGCCGACTTTTGCCGCACAAGGCACAGTGTTGCGCGACATTGAGAATCCGGTGGCCTTGTTGTTGGGCACTGATGATAATGCTGTGGCTGAACGCTGTCGTGGTGTGTTTACCAACATCATTCCCGAAGATACTCCGGTACATGTACTGTCAAGTACCACAGGCGAGATCTTAAAAATTGCCGCCAACTGCTACGGCACCATGCGCATCAACTATTTCAACATGGTGGGTCAGATTCTGATCCAGTCTGGATTGGAACATGATCTTGAAAAAGCCAATTCATATCTTTCTGGAGTGGATCGTAGAAAAGGCAACTTGAGATTTGGTTTTGGCTATGGCGGTCCTTGCTATCCGCGAGACAACAAATCATTTAGTAATTTTATAGAAACTCTGGGCATGAAGTACGACTATGCTGAGATCAATGATCGATTCAATCGCGAGCATGTGGCGTTTTTAACCGAATACTTCCTGCGTACCAACACTGAAGGTGCGCCGTTTTACTTTCCTTACATCAGCTACAAACCTGGTGTAAGGATCTTTGAAGAAAGCCATCAGTTGGCTGTGTGCCGTAATCTTTTGACCAGCGGTGCCCGAGTGTATGTAGAACCAACCGAGTTTGTTGATTCTGAATTGCGGGCCGAACTGGAACTAGAATATGGAGACCGCATCCAATTTGTCAGACTGGCGGAATTAGAAACCCGCGAGCACTTGCTCTATAAGATAGATTTATAACCCGTGATCGTTTATAATATAGGTACATATGATCCAAGAACAAAGAGAAATCGTAGAAAGAATTAAAGAACACGCAGAACGTAAAATCTGGGTAACATTCCGGCGAGAAGGCATCCACTGCTACCCAGCAGCCGCCACGGACCCCAAGTTAAATACAGCAGGAGAGTATGATGTATCGTTTCTTGCTAGTCCTCATAGGCACATTTTTCATTTCCGGGTGTGGATCGATGTGTGGCACAATGACCGGGACATCGAGTTCATCCAGTTCAAACGATGGCTCGAGTCGCTGTATTCGAGTAACAATAACGTTCTAGCCTTGGACTGGAAAAGTTGCGAGATGATCGCAGATGATCTATATACACAGATAGCTGCACGTTATCCTGAGCGTGCTGTATGGATTGAGGTAGCCGAGGATGGCGAGAACGGTTGCCTTATCAAGTATGAACTTTCTCGCCCTAACCT